ACTTTTGCAGGTCGCTTAAACAAGTCATCCGGGTATAATCCTAACATGGGTTTGGTTCCTGATTACAACCGCCCGGATGCTTTTTAATCTTATGAAGTACGAAAAACTAACAAACGAAATAATCGAAAAGGTCAGAGCCGGGAAACGTATGCTTTTACTTATCCACATGGACAAAATATATATCCTGAACTTTCAGAAAAACGTGAAAGTTTCGTATTTTAGCAGTGCTGAATTAACAGAGTTCTTTCTATTATTTTTCTTAGTTAAAATACGCTTAGGCGGTCGGGTATCCTACACTTCTACTCTGTTGGATTCAGCAACCCGGCCTGCCGAAGCATCCAATATTTTATGACTTACGCTGAGAAGCTACGCCATCCTATGTGGCAAAGGAAGCGATTAGAGATTCTTGAAAGAGATCGGTTTAAGTGTAGTTGCTGCGAAAAAAATGATGAAACGCTACACGTTCACCACAAAATTTACGAAAGCGGTAAAGAGCCGTGGGAATATCCTGATGAGAATTTTGAAACCCTATGTAAAGACTGTCACGATTTCGAAGAAGATTTCAAGTCATGCTATCGTGAAAAAGTGAAAGAGTTCCTTTATAACGGTAACTCTTATTTTAACCTTTACTGGATGCTTGACGAATACGTGAAAAAATTAAAATACAATGGCTAAAAGATTCATAGATACAGGTCTATTTGAGGACGAATGGTTTTCGGAATTAGGTCAACAATCCAAACTGTTTTGGATTTACTATATCACGAAATGCGATCATGCAGGGTTTATGAAGTACAACGAGAAGTTAATAAAGTTTCAGACAGGCATCAGCAATCTGGAAACAGTTCTTAAAGACTTCACCAACCGTATCGTAAGAGTTGGGGAACAGTTGCTTTTCAGCCCTAAATTCATTCATTATCAGTACCCTAACTTCCCCGACTGCAATTTCAATTCTGCGAAATCTGCTAAGGAAATTATGATAAAAAACAACATTGACCCGAACAGTTACCTAACAGTTGGGGAACTGTTGCCCAACAGTTATGGTAATGGTAACGTTAATGGTAACGTTAATGGTAACAGTAACGGTACAAGCAATGGTAAAGGTAAAAGCGAGCCAAAGAAAGTTGAATTACCGTACAACTCAGAAAACTTCAAAACTGTTTGGGAGACCCTTGTGAAAGAGCCGAAGTGGAAAACAAAGACCGTTTCAGCATTACAGGCAAGTGCTAACAAACTGGCAAAGTACGACGAACCTACTGCGATTCAGATGATGGAAAACTCAATAGCCGGAGGATGGCAGGGGTTGTTTGAAATGAAAGAACCTTTACGGCAGCCGAAGAAAGAATTAGTTTCTGACCCTAACAACCATTGGTAATGAACTGCACAGCGTTTAAAAACATCTTCGATAAAAGCCCGTTTATCACAACGGTGGACAATGCACTTGCCCGGATTCAGTCAGGCAAAAGCAGACAGGCCATTGAGGACATCAGGGGCCAGTTGAACAAAGAGCGTGCTGACAAGCTAAAGCAAAATTTACCTTGCATCCTGTTCTCAGGGGAGTTTACCAGCCGGGATGACAAAGCACTCGTAAAACACTCAGGGCTGATAGTTTTGGACTTCGACGACGTGGACGACCTGAGAGAAAAACAGACCGAAATAATATCCAACGACTTCGTTTACGCCTGTTGGGTTTCTCCGAGAGGGAACGGGTTAAAGGCTCTTGCACGTGTTGCCGATGGCACAAAGCACCGGGAACACTTCGCAGCACTTCAAGAGGCATTCCCCGGAGTTGACAAATCAGGAGTAAACGAGGCAAGGGTATGTTACGAATCATACGACCCGGAAATTTACATCAACAAGTCAGCGAAGCCTTTTACCAAGATCAAAACCGTCGAAAAGATTAAAACCACAGAACGGACGGACGACGGGGTATTCCAAAAGCTGGTAACATGGCTGGTGAACAAGGGGGATGCGTTCGTGACCGGGGAGCGAAATTCATTCGTTTTCAAGTTAGCGTCTGCCTGTTGCCGGTTCGGATTGCATCAGGACGACGCAGAGAGCCAAATTTTGGCGAATTACGAGACGGGTAACACATTCACCCAAACGGAGGTAAAGAGGGCTGTAAACAGCGCCTATAAGGCTAATAGGGGCATTGCAGGTTCTGCCAGCTTTGAGAAAGACGTGCTGATTGATTCTGTAACCCGTTCTGAGGTCAAATTAGAGGCATGGGTAGACGACGGCGGGAAGGTGAAAGATGTAATCTACGGTGAGGCTGTAAAGGACAAGGCTTTGAATATTTACCGGAACGGTTATGAGAAAGTGAACGGGGTAGGAGTGGAGGAACTTGACAGGCATTTTAAGCTAAAGAAGGGAGAAAGTACGCTGTTTAGCGGGATTGGCAACTACGGTAAAAGTTCGTTTTTGAAGTGGTTTTTAGTCATGCGGGCAATACTTTTCGGGGAGAAATTCGGGATATTCCCGCCGGAGGATAACCCTGCTGAGGAGTTTTTCCACGACCTGACAGAGATACTTTTAGGGGCAGACTGCACACCTAAGAACCAGTACAGGCCAAAAGAGGACGAATATTCAGCCGCTTACGATTGGATAGGGAAACACTTCTTTGACGTTTACCCGAAAACCTACGCCCCTACACCTGAGTACTTGAAGGAAAAATTTTTAGAACTGATGATTACGGAGAATATTTCAGGCTGCATCATTGACCCGTTCAATCAGATGGTAAACGATTACAGCAAGACAGGTGGACGTTCTGACAAGTACCTCGAAACGTTTTTAAGCGATTGGGGTAAGTTCATCCGGGATAATGACCAGTACGGGATAATCATAGCCCACCCGAAACTGTTAACCAAACAGACGGACGGTAACTACCCTTGCCCGGATGTTTTCGATATTGCTGATGGTGCTATGTGGAATAACAAGATGGATAATATTTTGATCTACCACAGGCCGTTAGCACAGACAGACCCGAAAAGCGCAATGTGTGAATTTCACTCTAAGAAGGTCAGGAGACAAAAAATAGTAGGGTTAAAGGGTTCGTTTGACTTCATTCTGAATATGCCAACACGACGGTTTTTGTTTAGCGACGGAGACCCGATGGAGAAAGCACTTAGAGCAAAGGGAATTGAATTTAGAATGAAACAAGCCGAAATGTTTAGCGAGTGGAGACCGGTTGAAGGAGCCGCAGAATTTTAGCCGATGTATTACTGATAATTTTTAATATTATAAAAAAGTAAAAGATGAGATACAACAAGATTACAAATGAGCTAAAAGTATTTGGCTTAGAGTTCAATTTTGAAAAACCTACATTCTTTAGAACTATAAAAGGAAGGGTTATTTTTAAGCGAGTAAGGTATTGCTACGTTTTCCCGCAAAAGGTTTACACTTGGCATAACGGGGTTATCATTGAAACGATGTACTATATTCTTTGGTGGCGTATTTTATTTTTAAACTACCAAAAACAAAAGGAGGCTGTATGACTATCGAAGTAACCGGATGCCATGATTTAAAGTTAGGCGATTCAGTTGAGTGGACTTATAAACATTGGCTTAATAGCAAACAATTCACATTTGTAACAAAGTCCGCAATCTTTATAAGGTATGTAAGACCTATAAAGAAATTTACGGCTGATTGGAATGCAACAAAAAAGGCGGTAATTAAAGTAGATGGGAATAAAAATAACAGCACCGTTTCAGTAAACGAATTATCCTGCCCGCTAAAACAAGAAACGATAACAATTAAACTGAAAGATGATGTGGACACGAACATTAAACGGCATTGAGTATATTCATGTATCTGTAACAGTACAGGGTATTTATCATTATTAAACTGAAAGAAAATGACACAACAGGAGTTTTGGATGCCGATGTACGGAGGTGAGAATGATTACGAGGTTTCCACATACGGTAAAATAAGGTCTATTGACAGGGTTATTAGTAAAGCCGACAATACTATTCAAACGCTAAAAGGTAAGACTTTGAGGCAAAACCCATCTTCAAATGGGTATATGATGGTAAATGTAAAATATAAAGGCGTTAGAACTAATAAAACAGTACACAGTATTTTGGCTGAGACGTTTATAGTGAAAGGCAAGATGCCAAAAGACAGGTGTGTGAACCACAAAGATGGGGTTAAGTCAAATAATAATATATCAAACATTGAGGTTGTGTCTTATGCTGAAAACCTAAAACATGCTCATGTAAACGGGCTAAACAACTCTATTGGAGAAACACACTATATGGCAAAGGCAACCACAAATGATATTGCTAAGATTCGTGAAATGTATAAAAATGGTGTTATGCAAAAGGATATTGCCAAAATATACAACATGAAGCAACCGGCAATTAGTGCAATAGTAAACTACAAAAAGAGAGTTAACGGATAAAACGAACTTTTAACAATATTCCTCACCGAAAAATATGGGAAATGACTAAGGAGCAGATACTTCGAGAAGTTCCTATTGATATATCAGGTATTGAACACTATACAACAAAAGAAGTACATGAAGCAATGGATATTTACGCCAAACAGGAGGTAGCCAAAGAGCGTGAGAAGGCCAAGAAGCTTGTGGAGGCGTTGGAGGAAATCGCTGACATGACAGGGAATATATTAATTTACAAAAAAGCCAAACAATCACTAACCGAATACAAAAAATGAAGTACCTATCTAAATACACAAAGAACCGGATAGTTAAACTATGGCTATCTGGAACTAATGTTGAAATAATATCCGGGATTACAGGTGTAGAACTGGATAAGGTAACTAAGTTTATTGAAAGAGAAAAAACGCAATGGAGGCCGGATAAAGGAACTTTGCGCAAAAAATAACTTAAAAACAATGGAACGACACGACAAGCAATGGTTTATTGACCGTATAGGGAAACGTGTTTTTAGAACTAAGGCAAAATGCAAATGTGCTACTTGTGTTAGAATTGGACAAACGGGGCTTACTATTTCAGACGATTCCCATGCACACTACTTATACGACTGTCAAAATCATTTGGAACTATTTTACTCTGATGAGCCTATAATTCAACCAGCATCCGTAAACCTTACGTGATGTCCTTGTAAAAGTAGATGAACTCTTTACCGGCGTAACTGTACTGCGGGGTATATGTTAGAAATCCGTTTTTAATCAGGTTGTTGATAGAATGAACGTTGTCGTAATAAACGTATGTAATAGCCTTAAAACAACGTTTAGCGGCTTTTAAACGGGTCTTTATCATCTTTGACTGCAACCCTTTACCCCGGTATGGTTTGTAAACCCACGACCTCACAAATATACAAACACCTTATGAATAAAGGCTACCGCAGTAGGCTATGATCTGACCAGCATCCTCTATGACCCACCATTCACGGTTATCCTTAAACTCGTTAGCGGCTCCGGCAAATAGGCGACTATCTAACACCTGCAACCTTCTGTAAAGGTCAGGCTTCAAACCTTTACCCATACTGAAAACTTTTGTAAGTCTCATCCTTTCCCGTTTGTCTTATACCCCTCATCTGTTTTAAGTACCACCTTATCCTTGTAAACGCTGTCACGGGATTTCTTACGGTAAATGTCTGCCATGACTTCAAAGAACTTTAGCCTGTCTTGGTAGTTCCAGTCATCCGGGAGCATCTTTATAATTTCAGCTTGCAGCTTTTTTGCACCTTTCATTTTAGTAAATGTTACCCTTGTAAATTGTAAAGTTCCTAACGTGAAATTCTGACTTATCTAAGTCAACAATACTAAACCCATGATTCCAATTATTAATTGGCATATAGGCAGGATGCAGTTCGCATAAACAACCCATTGACCATGTATTAGTAACCTTACCGTTCATGTTCTTTTCAGTGTGTGAACTTGTCCGGTGGTTATGGCCTTGTATAGCGGAAACCTTGCCTTTCATGTAAAGTCCACGGGCAATGTTCACCGGGGAGAAAACAGACTGCCCAAACTCATGACCATGCAGGATATTCAACCCGCCAGCCTGAATGATAGTTTTACCCACGATTACCGTGATACCTTTAGCCCTTGCCTGTAAAAGATTAGATAAATCGAACTCATCCACGCCCATAAGTTCCCCGGCTTTCATCCACAGGTAATGTTCATACCTTTCCTCGTGGTTCCCTATTTTGTAGTAAATATTACACTTTAACTCTTTGGCGAACACATCAAACATCTGCCGCCATGTGTCCAATTCAAAAGCAAAGTTCTTTTTCCGGGGGTCTTTTTGGAACCGGGAAAGACCGTGAAAGTCTAAGGCATCCCCGTTTAGTACTAATGCATCCGGTTTCTCTTTTTTACAAAATTCTATTGCTGCGGTGAGTGCTGTTATCGAATGGTACGGGATATGTATATCGGAGAATAAAGCGACACGTTTATGACCTTTCAACTGGTACGGCTCAAAACTTGTTTCCTCGCTATCAGGTAGTTTGTAGGGGTTTAGTGGCCTGTTTTCTGCCTTGTGGGTTACCTTGATGCCTTTAGGAGATTTGCCTTCTATTGTCCTTAAAACCTTTCTGATGCTCTCAACGGAGTTAAACAGTTTCCCCTCTTTGGCGTAAATAATCCGGGCTAACTTTAAATTCGGGTAGTCCGGGTGCTTTGTCCGGTACTCCCTTACTATATCGGTTTTGTTCATAAGATTTTGGGATTACGTTCCCTGAATTTTATAAGAATTTGGGATTATATGCTTTCAGGTATAATTTGACCGAAAACGAGAAAATTATATGTTATCTGGTATAATTTTCTTTATCCTTTCGTAGTACTTTGTCCGTACATCTAAGCCTATATAACCACCGTTAATTGACTTAACTATCTTCTTCCATTCGTCCCTTTCAGCCTCATCATTCAGCCCCTTTAAAACGCTGAAAAACCACGCTGCGGAATCGAGTGCGTAATAGTCCTCAGTCCTGACAAGATTTGCCGCTTCAACTGGGTCTTTGCCGATGTAATTGCCGTACTTAGTATAAACCTCCCTGCCGGTTAACCCAATGAAACCGCCGCCTCTAAAGTCCCATCCGTCATTAGGTTGGTTGTTACCCATGCGACCGCCATAGACAAAATTGGAAAGTTCAACAGGTTTCCGGGCATACTTTTGTGCCTCAAAAAGATTCTTAAACCGGGAAGGCCAAACTGCTAAAAGACGATTAGCGGAATAGTTCATGTTCTCCACCTTATGACTAAACTCACCGGATTCCTGCACCACGTTAGCCAAGAACTCATGAAACTTATCGAGCGTATCAATCCCGTAGTTAGGGCAGATTTCGTTAAGCAGGTCAGCCATATACGCCGCCCGTTCATCTGACAGGGTAGGGGCTATCTGCTTTAGTTGTTCTTTTGTTATTAGCATATTACGGCCTGTTTATATCGTTCAGAATGTGTCATTTTTGACTTGTATTTATTAGATATGATTCAATAAGCGTTCTGAATGGGTCATAAATCAGTAGATAAAAGAATAGCCAAACAAATCATAGATGCGGATGCAGTCATAAATTGGGCTTCTTTTTGGGTTTCATCATGTTTGCATTTAAAAGAAAGTACCAAATATTTAAACCCTGTAATTAGGCAGCATATTGCCCCAATAATTCTAAATATGTTCATCTTGCAATTTTTATCATCAGCACCACCCACATCATAAAGTACACCATTTGGTATATTTCAGAGTGTATGCCGAATAGTTTAAAATGAATGCGGTCTATAATTGAAGTCGTTTCGTGACTTACAAAAAATAATCCCCTGCCGTTGTATAGGTTCAATGCCGTGTCAAACAGGAACTTTCTTAATAGGATGGTAGATAGAAAAAACCACCACCCGAAACACAATGACAAACCACCGGCAACGGCTAAGTAAAGACCGCCCCAAATGCCGTGTTTTATCTTCTTGTCCTTCTTTAATAGTCTGGAATGGTAACGAGCCATCCAAATATTAAAGGCAATCAGAAAGACCTGTGAAAGATAGGCGGCTATCATACGCCGAAAAAGTACCAAAGGAGTGAAGCAATAAGTCCAAGACCAACCCCAAAAGCTGCGTATTTACCACCCTTGCCGCTGATGAAATAGGCGAACGTACCTAAAGCCAACGGGAGAAACAGGATGAGAAAACCGGGTTTAGAACTGCCACCGATTAGTGCGGTCATAATGGCTATCATCAGGAACACCCCTACGTTCCGCAGCCCCTCGATTACTTCCTTGTTGTTGTTACTTTGCATTATAGTATAATTTTAATGTTTGAAATGATACTAACTATCGTTTTAGTATGAATTGTTGAATAATATCCGGAACGTTACTACCTCTTAAATCAGGCATTTTCTTCCCGCAGGAAGGACACTTACCGCCCTTAGGTTTTAGCTTGTATTTTTTATGGCTACACATTTCTTTTGTGTTTAAATTGTTGACACCTTCTATCCGACCGCCTTTCAGCGTGTTTCAGGAATGAGTTAAAACCGAGTACCCCTAAAGCAAACCCGAATGACAGGCAGATGATAAGACCGATTACCATATTCCATCGAATTTTGTATAGTACCTGTAAGTCCTACGAACTGCACCACGGCAAAAGAATGAGAAAATAGATTCGCCTCTTTTAAGGTTCCGTATTAGCATATCCGTTTTGAACATCCTTTCAGTTACCATAGTTTCTTAGTCATTTTAACCTTCAACACGTAAAGAATAGTCACCCCAAACAGGAGCAGGAAGAACCGAAGTCTCCACTTGTTCCTTTCGTGCTTAAAAGTGTCTCGTTCCCCGGTTAACTCGTGCGTTTTTGTGTTAAGTGCCTGATTAGCCTCATTTAATTTCGCAATTTGCGAACCGAGAACTGCCACCCTTGCAGTGTTTTCCCGGATGATTGTGTCTCTTATTGTAACCCATTTAGTGACCGTTTTAGGCACTATCCGGGTTTCGATAACTACCTGCGGCTCGCTGATTAAAGTGTCTGTAAACGTCTCCCAAAGCGTGTCAAAGCGTACCACAGAATCCCCTTTGATGATGCTGTCTTTTACGGGGTAGGTAGTGGCACATTTTAACGCCAGTAGTTCAGGATGCTTTGCGTAGAATTTATCCGCTTTCTTTTGGGTTGCACACCCAGTTAGAATAATGAGTAAGAATAGAAGGTTTTTCATTGGAGAAAATTAAAGGTCGGCGGGGATCGCTGCTACCCTTAGGCCATGCTTCAGACGTACTAAACGTGCCGCCGTGACTGCAATATACAAAACTTTCTGAAAATATTGAAAATTGGGTAAATTTCGGAGATACTGAAAGTCAATGAATTATAAAATATTCTATAAATCACTTAAACTATTTTTGAAACAACGTTGCAAACATTTATTTGGAAGTCTTACTTAGTATTACTATCTTTACTGTATTAAATCAAGCGAAATGAAAAGTACAGTTTCTTACGAGTGGGACTATGAAACCGTTGATGAGGACGGCGATATAATAGACCACAACCACAGCGAATCGCTTTCAAGGTATGGCGAATCCGACAAGACAGACACCCTCGTACTGATCCGTGAGTTAGGCAATGACCGTGATGGCATGATTGACCGCACATGGGCGTATGTCAAAGACGGGAAGATGCCTGAGTACTTTACAGATAGTGCCGGAGTGGTTGGCGCAAAAGTCCCGGAAAGGTTCCACAAAGAGTTAGCTAAATATTTAAACCAATAACATGGCAACCCAAAAACCCCCTAAGTCAATCCGCTTCCCTGATGATGTTCAGGAGGCGATTGAAAAGAAAGCCAAAAAACGGCAACGATCCTTTCAGTGGATTGTTATCGAAGGAATGAGGAAACAATTAATTAAACCTAAAAAAGAAACGAAATGAAAGAGGCTGAATCAATAGTAGGAATGTATGCATCCATTTGGGGTGGGAAAAACTTAAAACACATGGTGTTTATTTACGGCAGGGTAAACGATACAACGTTTATTGTACAGGCTATTAATATGCTTTTGGGAGAACCTAATGTATGTAAGGTTGTAAATGTTGCAGATATGAAGGACTGGTTATTTTACCCAACGAGAGAATTAGCTGAAAATTGCTATGATGACTATAATAAGCATATGGAAAATAGATACAACTTTACTTACTAATCCTCCAACTCCTTCTCAACATCGTGGGCTTTCTTCTTTAGTGATAATTGGCGGGTATTACCCCGCCTTTTTTTTATTCCTCTTTAACCTTACTTTCACCCTTAGATGAACCAAAGTAATACCCTGCAATACCTGAGACCAAACCACCAAACACGAAACCAATAGACAGGTTTAACGTGTCCTTGTTCTCTGCCGGAATCGGTTTAATAATCATAAAATAAAGCAGTACAAATGATCCGATCACCCCGATCACTGCAATGATATTTCTAATGTCCGTCTTGTTGATTTTCCTCAAAAACTCTGTCATGCTATTTCTTTTTAAATTCTTTAATGAATTTATAGATATTAAGTCCTATTGTCGTTATGGATGCTAATATTGCTGCGTACAGTGCTAATTGCTGATTGCTTATCCCCCAAATGCCTAAGAAAACCCATGCCAACCCAGACAGCTTGATACTCATTGTTTCTACATGATCTAAAAAAAGCATTTCCCTAATTTTAAATATTCAAGTTCTGCCAATGATTCCATCAGCAGTATTTTTGTTTTCTCGTTATCTTTTACCGCCTCCCGGATTTCCTTACTTTCCTGCCAATTCTGTTTAGTCAGTTTCAGGATTTCGGCCTCTAAAAAGTCTACTGTCTGTTCCATTTCTTTAAGTCCTCCATGAACTCGATAGGGTACTGAATCTTTCCGGTTGAATCTATCCACCTAAGGACGTTTTCAGCTAATTCTAACCTCCTTCTTTCGATGTTCTGAAACCGCATTAAACCCCGAAATAAGGCCACTTGGTTCCCTGTCCGGGTGAACTTGCCTGACAAAGAATCGAAGCGAAATAAACCCGTTCTGTTGCCGTTAAAACTTGTTCCTATTAAGGTAAACTGCCCCGGTTTTTGGGCGACCGTTGTTGTTTGAGCGTTCACGACCCATGAACAGGAAAGAAAAATGAACAGTATTAGTACCTTTCTCATTTCTTTTTGATTGTGTCTGATAACTGCCTGTTTGCCTCGGTAAATATTTTATAACGTATCGTCTCTACCTTCTTCGCCGGAAGTTCGCCAAGAGCATCATACACTATTTGGAGTTCTTCGACTGAAAAAGTTAGTGTTACTGTTTTAGGCTCCTGTGTGTTAAAAGACAGCAGGGTAATAACTGATAATAGCAATAGGATTTTTTTCATGTTATTATGGTTGAGGTGAAGGAGGATCAACAATAGCCAGACGGTAAACAGTTCCTCCGATTGATACCTCCACGTATTGGGATGTGTTTAAAACAAGTCCTGATGATGATACGGCGGTTCCTAATCTCCACGCACCTGCCCCGCTTCCGGGGTCTGCTGTTTTGATTGTGCCGGAAAATTCAGCATTCCCGGAAAGTTTATTAATTGCGCCGCTGCTGTTTCTTACATTCAAATCCCCGCTACTGGAATAAAGAACAGCACCAGATATATTACCAGTAGGGGCGGTTCCATTAAATATGTGTAATGTCTTCCTTGAAGATGCGGCAACAACCGTATCCCCCAAAAGCATATTCCCGTCTAATTGACCGTAATGGGAACTATCTGCCAAGAAGTGAAAGTTTAATCCGCTTGCAGCTTTCAGCTTGTCTGTTTTAAAAGCCATTTGGGAACCAAGTACCGCACCTGCGTACACGTTTGCATCCCAATACTTCCAACCGTACTTTTTACCAACCGTACCGGCTTTTACTTGAGTTGCGAGCATTGCACCCTCATAGATTATATTTAAAGTAGACGCACCGCTTTTTTCCGCGTCTGACTGCCAACTAACGATATGGTCTTGTGTAATTCCTGACCCTGTATTAGTAGCTGAAACGGTAGAATAAAACGTATTAAATGAACCCACATTGGCATACGTTCTACCAATACCTCTGAACATATGTCTTCCTACATCTGTTGCGCTGGTTGTAGAATCGCCTGCGGCATACTCTCCGTGAATTGACCCTATGGATGGGCCGCCAACGGCTGTATCTATCGCAATTACCGTTTTCCGAAAAGTTGCCGATCCGCCGGTTGTTCCCTTAGACAAACTGAGTAATAAACTCCCTCCTGAGTGTGAGTATATATTAATTGCTTTAGTACCCGGCAGACCATATATACCAAACTGGTTCCCATCTGTTGATATAGAGCCGTAATCACCTACAACGCTTCTTAATTGAACTGATGCCCCGTAAGTTGCGCCCGATCCTGCGCCTATAATTAAAGACGGGTAATCATTACTATTCGTATAAGTGTACCGTTGGTGACTTGTTAACGTACTGGTTCCGTTCCAAAGGCCAACCCTCAAATCAACCCCGCTGCCAGAAAGGAAGTTTCCTGCATTCCTTTTCTTTAGCGCACCGGCAGACGTAACAACTACCAAGCTATCCGCAGCAACACCGCCCGTTGGTAATGCAGTTGCAGATAGCGTCCCCTTTATGGCTAAACCACCCGAAAAGTTAAGTGAATCGCTTCCGGGGGTTGCAAAAGAACCGTTCCTGTTTATCTGAATATTCCCAAAATTACCGGCAGGTGAACCGCCGCCGCCAAAAGCAGAAGCGTTTCTTTTTTTTACTTGACCAGTCACTTGATCCCAAACTAAAATACTGTCAGTTGCGCTACCTGAATTTAATGAATCTATATATAGCCCACCTTTCCACGGTTTAATATGTACTGAATCTTGGTAAAGATCAATGATGGAAGCTGTGTCCTGCGATGGTGAATTAGCTGTAAAAAAACTTAAATGCCTTCGAGTGTAGAAACCTATTTGATCAAAATATTGAGCGTTTCCAAATAGTAGTTTATCTGTATATGAATCAGTAGCTATTATAGAATTATCCCCAGATAAAATACTACCCTCGTTTAATACTTGTTGAAGTGTTGGTGTTGGCAATGAAGATATTTCGTCCCTTATGTTTACAGCCATTGTGTCCGTTCGGTAAACGGTCGCAAAGATTGTGCTGTCTGTACTTCCTCCTTCGCCCAATTTACGCCACTGGTAACCTGTGTAAACATATAACGAACTGTCAGAGGTATTGTAGAATAAAGCACCTGATTGAGTACTACCACCGGTATAAAGACCCGGAGTAACACCTTTAGGTATATGTAACGTGCTGTCAAACTTACCAGCGATAAGGTTATACCTGCTCCGTATATTAAGATAATTACTCGGCACCTGTGCGTTAGCATACATCCCACTAAGAATCATTAACACTAAAAATATTCGCTTCATATCTCGTATATTACATTAACTTTTTCTCCCACTTCAAAAGGGAGGTTACTATCAAATAAAATACTCCCATAAGGGAACGTATATAAACAATTCAATCCTGTTGGTGGGGTAGCCAAACTAACCCCGTCCGTCTTTGTGATATAATAAATATCCGTTTCCCTCATTACCCTATGCAGTTTTTTCAGATAGGCTAACTCAGGTTTTACGACCTCGTAAGTCCCCGGTGTTGTTGTATACGTTTTCTGTTTAAGCATCTTTCCACATTGCCCAAACCCTCTCACCTGATTCAAAGGGTAGTGAAGTATTAAATGTTATCGAACCTGCCACTGTATCAAACTTTGCTTCGTTATTAGTAGGTGTCCCGCTTGTTATCGGGAAATAGTGATCCGGTTCCCTTGCAATAGCCAGTATAATCTTACCCACTAAAATCTTCCCTTCAAAAGACGTGCCGCTAATTGAATTTGTACCGGCTGTGGTTGTCCAATAGTCGCTATCAACATTCTCATCCGTTCCCGGCTCAGATGGGCTTTCATCAATGGCCGGTAATCCAATACCAATTATATTCACAACTGATTCAGAGAATGAGGTTACATCTGCCGAAATATCCAGACCTTCAATAATTGCCGTTCCTGTTATTGTCTTAACCGTACCATCCAAAGCCGTTAACTCAAATTGCCATTCGTTTTCTGTCCTTCTAATACCTTCCTGTAAGAGATAAAACGGGCTGTATCTGCTCGAATTATTATCAACAACCGTAACACCTGTACCTGAACCAGACCACTCAGAACGTCTCACCCTTCGTTTAATTCCTAAACCATCGTTAACCCCTGTCCTTAAAATAATCTCATTCTTAAAGGAAAATGAGCATGACTTCCCACAGAAAACAGGGTAAAAAATATCGCCGTTCTTTATGCTGAAAATCACGCTATCCCCGTAAACTACCTTTTGGTCAGTCATTTTTTATATAGTTGAAAGAGTGACCTAAATAATTTTTAGCTATCGTTCTGTCAAACACCTCTAAAAGCATTAACTCAAACTCGCATAGGTTAAAATCCTGTTGGCATCGAATCAGTTTAAATACTTTGTTGTTTGTGTTTTCGTTTGCGTCTTTTATCGTGTAGCTGTGGATGAATCCGGGAACCTCAGTCATCCAATTACTGTCATATTTATCAGTATCTAACCCATCTATTGTACCTTCAAACCCTACAAACTCCCTGTTGTACTGATTCCAAACATCCTGATTCTGGATTTGCCCGTAAGGGTGTGTATACTCATCAGATGGAGGCCCTGAGGGAAATACCCAATGGTCATAAAACTCATTAGTCAGTACGTAGGCTATACCATTAAACTTTAATAGCGCACCTTTAAATATCTTTTTGGGGCTATCAGAAATATACACAACCTGATCTCTGACCGCCTTGTCGTCAGTATCTTGCTCAGATAGGTGGTACTGACCGCTAAACTTCTTGAATGTCCCGCCAATCTTAGGTATATACTCGAAATCTACTTTGTGGATATGAGTGTCGTGGTCTGCCCTGTATAAATTAGACTGGAATACACATATTTTAATTACCCCGTCTTTCGGAAATGATGCTGTTTCACCGTCATACAACCCATTCTCTAATCTTTGGTCGTCTGATAAGTTGCCTTCAACAACGTACCACTCCAAATCCAAGTCATCTATTTCAAACTCAGTCAGACATTGCCTCCAAAACGGATACTCATCTGGTGCAGACGTTTTACCGTGGTGCGTCCAAAAAGTACCATCATCGGCATATAATCTTACTTGTAATACCTGATCTGAATAACCGCCTGAACCTGAAACGTTACCGCTTAAAGACATCGACAAGTTTATATTCATTTTATCCCCTTCGTGAACAGGTATCCCATCACTCATGATAAAGTGGAACTTGCCAGTGGTTTCTTGTGGGATGTTCACATAGCGAGACCGCTCGTAATCGTAGTCGTCATACAGCTTCTTTACCTCTATGTCGATAGTTGCCGCCTGATCTCCCGTAATGCTACTCCAATATTTGCCCCAGCAATCTAATTCGTACTTCTTACGTGTATAGGTTATATCATCAACCGTTTCAGTTCCATCGTCTCCAATTAACTCCCCACGTGAAAAATCAACATTACAAGGCAGTTCGTCAGGTAGCGTAAAGTTGAAAGTATGTTTAACTGACTTGTAACCACGAACCTTGAACACCTCCGCATCATCGTTCATAAATCCGAGGTCGTATAAGGTCATATCAGCCCCTATTTGCTTCTCTGTGAGGTCGCTGGTTATATTCTCCAAGAATGACCCATCAGGCCCGTAAAGAGCCTGCAAACGAGGGTGTGAGGTATCGCCTTCTATTTCATGAATCCTGCGGATATACCAACGGTTCTTTTCTTGGGATAATTCGCACATTTCGCCAAGAATGTATTTTAGTGCATCGTAGCAACTTACAAACTCACCTATCTTTTGCTCGAATGTCTTAGCATCTAAATATATCGTATTGTAAAAATGACCGTCCGCATCGGCTGAATAATCAACCTCCCGGATATTCATTTCGGTCAAAATCTGAAGGTTTAAGCCTGTCTGCCTTAATGCACCTCCGATATATTCAATTATCTTGTTTTCGTTAGTAAATTCGTCCCCGTTGTAATCAACTAAAGGAATATCCTTTAGAAAACCTAATCCGTCCGTAGCGGTCAATGTAATCACCGCAGGGGGAGCCTGAAATGGTTGCCGTAAGTCAGAAACACTGAGAAACCCGGAGAAAACCACCCGATCAATAGCACCAACGGCAAATTCAACATAGAACTGGTTGTCCGTACCGCTGAAATTCGATATATCTACCTCGCTGGTCGAATGTATCTGAATCTGCAACTGCTTAGACCGGATAGGGGTGTATTTGTCTTCGTCATTATCCACCACCTCAATTAAAGCGGGTGTTTCGGCTAACTCTAATTCTATTTCCTCATCTTCCTCGATAAATACGATCTCTTCATCCGGTGGGGCAATCAGAATGAATTTAAGGAAGTACAAATAATCCCCCGGAGCCTGTGTAGCTGTGTAAACCTCACCGGCAACAGGAGAAACGTAAGTTGCATAAGAAGAATATGTAGCGCCTCCGTCATCCGATACCCAAAGTTCAATTTGTGAGGTATTGGAAGTATCGTAGTTAACGGTAAAATTCACCGTTATATAAGTGCCTGAAGGATTATATTGCGCCCTGAACCACACCCCGTAATCTCCGAATCCTTCAGTATTGGTATCGTATATAGTAATATAACAGTCCTGCTCATTCCCTTCGTTTGGGTTTGACGGATTGCCTGAATACTGCACCTGAGTATTGGTAAAAGTTCCTCTGTATATTCTATTAAAACTCATTAACCTAATCTCGATTGACTTCTGTTTGTTCTCGCTGTGACTAATACGAGGTTGTTACCCCTGATATACTGTCTGTCTCTTGTTATGAAGGGGGATGATGATCCGCCTCCCATGAATGGGCTAATCTGGTTGTTAGGGATAATTCTACCCCCTACATCCGGCTGAAACCACTCAGGGCCACGCTCACCAACTATGTACCCTTTACCTGCACCTACTGGGCCTCCCATAGCCCTGAAACCGCCAAAGTTGCCAGACATTGCAGTCCTGAGCGCAGAACCAAGAACAACTAACCCGGCACCGGCAGCAATTGCCAAAGCAGGGTTTGCAAATAGTTTTGTAATGGCTTTTTTGGCCAGTAACGCAGCCGTTCCGAGTTTGATAAACTGCTTACCCATTTCAGTAACGGCACTTGCTATTACATTGCCAAATGCCTTAAATGCGCTCCCAACGTCTCCGCCTGCTAATGCTTCGCCGATCCCTTCTGCTATACCAGATACCCCGTCTGCCACAACGGTTTGTTTCAGGTTATCAAAAGCTGCACCAAGACCCTTTGCTAAGTCTTCAATCTTCTTGTAGTCCTCTACTGCTTTTATTAACGAAACATCAATAGGCTCTACACGCTTGAAGTATGATTTAAGTTCATTGTAAAATACCTGACCAAACTCTCCGGCCTTTACCTTTGTTTCATCATCTGGCGGAGGCTTTATTTCGTCAACCTCAGCATTAATCTTAAGAGTTAATAGGTTATCTGGCTTGGCAAAGAAGTTATTAAGAGAGTTTACAGTTTTCTTAGCCTTATCAAGTACAGTCTTGTCGTCATCAAGCACATCGAACTTTATTTTTAGATCAGTACTAAATGCGCTTTGGATTTGTTTAGCAAAGGCTATAATCCTCCTTTCTGCATCAGTAAAAGAATCCGTGTTAACCTTTTCAGGTTTCGTTATTTGAGGCGGCTTTAACTGACCTAACTTATTAGCAAGAATTAATTCATCTTTTTTCAGTTGTACTAACTCTTCTTGCTGCTTTTTTACTGTACCATCGGCATCGTATACGGCATTTCTAACGGTAACTAACCTACCATTTAGCATTATCTGCTCAAACAGTGGTTTGTTTAATTTCTTCTCAAGCTCTAACCTTCTTTCGATTACATCACTTAACTGCTTCTCTGTTACTTTTGCCTCAACCGCTCTGCGTAATGATAAAAGGTAAATGTTATACGCAGCCGTTACTTGTCCTATACTCGCCTTTTCTGCGTCAAGTGTAGCAAAGTAAGATGGAGAGATTGCTTGTAGTTCCTTTATTGCATTAATCCGCTCTTTCTTCGATGTGGTCTCTAACTCTATATAGTTTACCAGACCTGCGACCTTTGCAGCTTCGTCAGCTACGGATTTAATTGCCGATTGGACGGAATCGTTGTACTTTTTCTGCTCGTCAGCCGCTTCTTTAGCAGCTTTACCCGCTCCGCCCAATATCCTTGTCCATGAACCAAAACCTATTGAGGCAAATGTTACGGCAGTAGTTATTGCAGATAATGCAATGCCTATACCACCTGCCCCGGTCAGCGATTTAAGGAGAACAGATCCAACACTTGTACCGGCCTCCTTAGCAGACGCTGAAAGGCTTTTAAATGCGTTTGGTAGTTCTGTTATGTTATTGGCGATACCCTGAAAACCGTATGGCAAATCCTGTAAAACCCTACTTACACCAAGCAGTGAAGTATTGGCGGTTTTAACGGCAGGTGATAGTTTACTAATACCAGAAGCAGTTTTAATAGATGCGGTTTCCACCTGCTTTAAACCAGCAATTGCCTGCCCTACATCTGCCCCTATTTTAATTTGTAAACCGTCAGCCATTCTTTAATTTCTTTAACGCCTCACGTTCTCTTTTCTTCTTTAATAACTCACGGACTTCATCTTTAGACAATTCCTTAGTCTCTTCCTCGTCCAGCTTCCAATAACTCATTACAAATCGTACCCCTTCGCCTTTACCTACAAAAGCCTCACATATTAAGGCCGTTTGATGCCTCAGTAAGTACGCATCCTGCTTCATTCGTTCTATAAAGCCTCGTCTGACTAATAAATAATCATCAAACTCCAACTCATAGAACTCGTTAGGCTTATATCCGTACCCGAATGCCTCTGCCCTTAATTCATCCCAAGAGAGGGGCTTTCCGCTTGGGCTTTTACTTCCCCCGGTTCCTTACTTTTGGTAAGTGTTCCTGCAAACTTGTTAATCAGGCTCGCCGCATCCTCTTCCTCCATTGATAATGCAAAATCTTCAGCTTGCTCAATGGTAATCAAGTCCTTTTTATTAATACGGTTATAGCAGTTTATACCTCCGTATATTAGACCTTTGATAAAGTCTACTTGTTTCTTTGGGTCTGTTGCTACTGCCATTAAATCCACCACCGGATCAACCGCTGTAATTTCACCGAAATACAGGGAGAATGCCATCTTACCAAAGTCAAGCGTATAAACGCTGCCGTTAAATTCGTGTGTTATCTGTTTCATGGTTTAGCTTGTAGGTTCTGTATCAAGGTTTCCGTCAATATCCACTGTGAAAGTGAATTTAGAAGTATCGCCTGAAGCGTTCTGATTGCCTAACGCAGTCAGCCATCCGTAACCACCGTGGTAGTTAGAATCATCTGCATTGGTCAGGTGCCAGTACTTCTTAGTCTTGGCGGCATAGATTGTCTTAAAATCTTCGTAGCTCGCCTCATCAGTATCAGGGTCAGTAATCAATACCGCATTACCTGTAAACTGGTTGTTAGAGTTACCAACGGCCTTTAACACGCCGCAATGTGTTTCCGTACTTTGAACAGCAGTAGACCCGGAAAAGTCAGCCTGAGTAAGACAAACAGCAGATTTCCGTGTCCCTCCGGGTGTATCGGAGAACTGGATAAACATAGTGTTTGCCTGAATTGTTGTGTTAGCCATCTTTATTAGTATTTAAAAACTTTGAAAAACCTTAACCTCGTATCTTGTTGCCTTCGTGTACCATATATTTATTCCGTCATATTCCGTGTTGTATGTGCTTGATCCTATTGTTACATCAGCAATGTTGTGATTAACCCCGCCGCTGATTGAGATAGTAGATATTCCCGGAAGTACCGCCGCATTAACAGCGTTATCAATCGTATCGCAAACCACCGTATCAACCACCTCATTGAACTTTGTCACTATCTCAACTATAATAACCAGTGTGGTTATCCAGCAAGAATGTGACCGTATCATTGTCTGTCCTTCCGGTCTTATCAGGACGTAATTACCATCGTAATTAGGATCAGCCGTGACCTTATAAACAGGCTCGTCTAATACTTGCAGGTTCGTGTAAAACGAACTCATTACAGGTAAAACCGGGTTTTTATAGGCCATCTAATATCCTCTTAAACTGTTTCTCAATATGTTGTTTAACAGGTACTACCTGTTTGAAAAAGTGTGGTTTTGGTTCTATCCCTTTTTCAAGAATAGACATTGCGATTAAAAAAGCAATCCTATCTATATCGTCTTTCGTTTGCCGGTTTTTCTTCCTTGTCTTAACTGAGTATGTGGCACCAATTCCTTTCCGTTTTACCCACTTCTTAATGGCCTCGATAAACTCCGGGAACGTCCCTCTTTTGTACCCCTTAAACTGAGCCGCAAATTCTTCCGTTCCGGGGTATGGCCTATACTTGCCTTTAGTCCCAAACTCAATAAAAGGAGCGTAAAACTTTTCTTCTGTTACCTCCCATTCAACTATCCCTAATTGTTTGGCGGTAATTGAGTTTAAAAGACTACCCGTATCGCCTCCCTGATTGGCTAAATCCCTTTTAGCACCATCACGAAACATCAAAGAACTTACCTTTATCTCTTCGCTTATTTCAGCCTGTAATTGCTTAGGTGCAGCCTTTATACGGGCTAAATACTTATCGAATCCTATTAAATCAACCTTTAGCAATTATTCGCCAGTTAAAACGTTTCTCATTTACTCGTTCAATCTTGGAGATAGTGTAATCTTTTCCAAAGTACCTAACCCTCCAAGTGCCTTTTAAAGCCCAGTCAGACCGCCAACGGATCAGAAACACCTTCGTATCATCTAACACCGTTTGCCCGCTGGTTTCAGACCTGCCGCCTCCGTTATCGCTAACCTGAGCGTAAGTCTTTGCCCTTAGTGCCTTTGTTTCCTGCAAGTCGCCGTTTACACTTCTTTCAAATGTGTATTCGTACAACTTGACCATTTTTAAAGAACCTACGCCAGCCATGTATCAACCTCCTTAAAGGCTGCGGCCTTATTCATTGCAGCCAAACAAAGCCCTTTATCATCCATTTCCTCGCCTCTATGCTCGTACCTGTATGCTATCTCACTCAATAAGGCATCTTTCAGCCCTTTAGGGAGCGTAACATATCCAGCATCGTATTCCATTACCATATTCTCATAGCATGGCGTTTTGAGGCTCTTATTGTTGAATGTGGTTGTATATTCTAACTCGTCTTCACCTTCAGCCAATTTCAAACTGGTAATCTCTGTCACCGGCCCAAATGGGATATTAAAATATCCGGCCAGATTAGTAAACTCAATCTTGTATGACTTAGGGATAAAACTTAACCCCGTCCATGCCTCAAGTCTTTGCCTTGCGCTGGTAATCAAATCAGCTATAATAATGTCATCATCTTCAAAGTCAGTAGACAGGCTTTCAGAATCATCTATAAAACCCTCCAACCTTAACCAGTTTTTAACCTGTTGAACAGTTACCGGCTCTGTACTTGTTTGCTCCCCTGCGGATGTGAATGTTACAAATAACCTTTCCCCGTTTGTGAACGTCTGACCAGAGTTAACCGTTATTGTCCCTGTTTCAGAATCAAACACCACCTGACCTGCGGCGGGTATACCTGTAACGATTTCTAAGGGCGTTTGCTCCCTGAAAATCATTACCACATTTGCCCCAACAAGGGAATCGACAACCTCGCTATACTCACCTAATGTAGTGCTAAATGTGCCAGATTGCAACCCGTTACCACTGATAATAGCGGAGCCGTCACTAACAACTTGGGAATCTATTAAAAGGTTATATTTCTCCATATCTTAAAAAGAGGGGCGGCGATTAAACCGCCCCCTTAACCAACCACACGAAAACAACAGCACTATTAGGAACCAAGAGCAGTACTTCCTTTGATGAAGAAGTTGTCCCCGAAAATCGGGAGGGCAACTGTTTCCTCAACACGGAGAGTAGTCTGGTTTTGACGCACATTGTAACCGTCCTGATCGAAGAACTCCAGACGGATATTCTCCTGAATCAACAACTCAGCACCTTCAAAGGCTCCTACCAGATAATCACCGGCAGTCAGGGCAGTTGATTTATAAACAGGAATACCAGATACATACAGAACGCCGTTAACGAAAGTCACGTTAGACGGAAGATCGTACTCGCCAGAACCAGCGGCCTTATTCTTGAAGAAAGAATGATAGTCAACAGGGCGGAGAACGATACCGTTTGCTACACGCTTATATGTATCTTCAAGCGTTGCGATATCATCAATCAGAGCCTCAGCAAGTACATCCGCAGTAGTTGTAGACGACTGATAGTTACCTGAATCAAAAATACCGGAAATCTCAGGGCTTGTACCTGTACCGTAAAGGATTTGAGCATCCTCAACATCCAGCAGTTTTTCAGGAACACGCATTTGAAGGAATGACAGCAGACCTTTTACGTTCATCATTGCCTTACGGGAAATCGGCATAACACCGGCGATAGTTTCAAACTTCACGCTTGCCTCGATCAGGTCAATATCGAATGAAGGTTTAAGACCGGTTCCTACGTTTGTAGCGGCACTTGCTTTCTTTTCCGCAGTAGGGGCGGGTGCACCTTCACCGGCTCCATTCTCACGCATAAAGTAATAATCAGTACCGGGGCCAGCAGTAGAAGTACGGATAATACCTCTCATGTGACCGATCTGTGAAGGGTTAGTGATGATACCGGGACGGTAAACAGCACCCCATACAGAACCACCAGTAACGTTAGCAGTAGAAACATCGGCTACGGCTTTAACCTCAAGGGAGAGGCTCTTTGTCTCTTTGCGGGCAAATTTCTGAATAGCGTCATGGTTATCGTCAAGAGTTTTAGCAACAGCAGCCTCGAAAGTTTCACCCTTCTCATTAATCTGCTTTTTGTTCTTGTTTGCTACATACTCATCAATTACCACCTGATTTTTGTCAGCGGCATCTTTGATAACCTGCACTTGTGATTTGATTTCGTTAATAGCATCCAGTTGAGTTTTCAACTCTGCCATCTTAGCCTCTAATTGGGCTTTTACGGCTGCATCAGCAGCGGTCTTGAGTTCGGTTTTAAGAGCCTCAAGTTGCTCCATAAGTTCTTTCTTATCCACTTTGTTTAAAGTTTAATGTTCTGAATAAATTGTTTTATCGTATCAACCGTTTCATCTTCTTTCTCCTCCTCAGTGGGTTCAGCCTGCTGAGTGGCTATATCGCTAATGAATTGTTTCATTTGCTTTAATTCGATCTCAAGTAAATCGAATGTATCATCAGTGAATGTACCGTTCCGCATTGCCTTAATCAGCAACTCTATACGGTCACTCACTTTCTGTATCTTCTGCTCATTTTTCAACCCAACTAACGGAGTGTTCATATTAGCACCCCAAGCCGTCAAAGAAGAACCTTCGTATAGTTTTAAATCCGTCAACTCACGGGCAGCCTCTCCGGGCTTCCATTCGCTCCACGGTTTAAGTTGATTGTATTTGATTGTGGAAAATCCTATTGAATGCTCAGTAACTAACCCGCTTTCAACCATCTTCACGAAGTCAACACCCAACGCATGGGTGCCTAACTGAGATTCATAGTAAAGACCTTTAGCATCCTCTTGTAAAAGAGTAATAACCCCTAAAGGCTTAGATGTGTCATGGTTTAACAGGTGCTTAATACGCTTCTTAGTGCTATTAGGCCCCCATTCCTGAATTGACTTGGTAAAGGCTCCCGGCTTAATAATATCCCCGTCTGAATCAATACTATTGAAGTCAGCGAAGTACCCGGTAACTATGCCTTTTTTACCGTCTACATCCTTGAACTGAATAGGGTAGCTGTCGTTAACATTACTTTCCCTATGTGTGTATTTCTTTTCCATTCTCACTAATTAAAAACAGGGGGCTATTGCGGTTTTATTGTTTTGCCGTATTGCTTTAGCCAATAGGCACCCCTGTAGTTATATTCTTTCTTGGCTTCTTTATAAGCCTTCCACTTTCATCTCTTTTCGGTACTGTCGCATAAGTACAGCGACAATTAATTACCATTCCAGCAGATCCACCCGGAGCCGAAGGATAAGCGATATTCTCGCCGCTTATAGGGTCTTTAAAATCCTCTTCCAAATCAACCACCTTCCCATCTAAGTGAAAATGGTCGTGTTTGTCGTTAGGCATTATTCCCCTTGTCCTAATGTCCCTGTGGGCTATCCACTCTTTATTAAAATCATACTCGAAGGACTGAGCGGCAACCAAAACGCCCGTATTAGAGGCTATATTTAATTCCGTTCTTACGATCCGCTGCGGCTGTATTACCCTGATTGCGTTCTCCCTGATATACTTAACCATCTCAAACTCACTCATACCAGTATCAACCGCCTGTTCAAGCAACTTCATCAGTTGGCTTTTAGCGTTCCGGGTAGATTCTAACACCGCTTTATCAATCAGGTGCGACCTTAAATAGTTAAGAATCTCCTGAATCCACTGCTCGTTTCTACCTAACTGTTTCTGGCCTATTTCAGCCTTTATACGCCGGTAATTCAACTTTGCGTGGTATAATCCAACCTCTTTGTATAAGTCCTCTACAACCTTCGCTAATTGGTTATTAGATACGGTTGTGAAAAGGTTATACTTCGCAGCGTTTACGCCTTCTTTCTGTATGTCTGTAATCAAAGAACTGACTAACTCGCCAACGGCCTTAACGACTTTAGGACTGTACTTCTTAGTAAATCTCCTGTTTACTAATTCGTACTCCTGTTGATATTTTCTCCTGTCGGTCGCATTCATTAATAAGCCGTTTTCTTAACTCTTCCCGCTTATATTCCATTTTCCGTTTATACATTGCGCAGCACTTCTCACGGTTGGTCACCGGATACGTCTGCATTACTATTGTATCCACTCGCATCTTGTATACTCCATTCGCTTAAAGGTGTACCCATCTCAGGGGTAATCCACGGCTCATCAAACAGCGGATCGTCAATAGTCTCAAGGCCTAACTGGTTTAACCTCCAATTCGGGGACACGCCTTTCATTGAGTTAACCCATAATGCTTTAGCCGCAATATCTTCCTGCAACTCTGTAAAACAGGTCTGGTCAAAGTCTATAAAATACCCCGATCCTTTATACCCCCAATCAGTGTTAATCTTCCGGTTTAAACTATTTCTCAGGCTAACTAACTGCGGCATTGCGCAACGTGCTGTTAAAGCCGTTTCAGCCTCTTTTACGTTGTTGTACGTGGAACTGTCAGAATCATTCAGTAGTTGAACTGGAACGCCGTAAATAGAACAGAAACGCTTAACGTCCCATTTCTCTGATTCTATAATAGCAAGGTCAACAGGGGAGAGGCCAATATCCTGCCAGCCTAATTTATACCCTGAGAACCCGATCCGTCCGTGGTTATCTTCCCCTGTCCATTCCCCTTTGGTAAGTTTCTCCTTTACTGCCTCGACTTGCACTTTAGATTGCGCAGGGTCAAAGTTTCCATTAAGCACCCTCGGATCATCCATGAAAAGAATCCCCTTAACGCCCTGATTCTGGAACATAGCCGCCGAAGCCTTTACCGCTGAATTATTCCGGGTTAATCTCTTTAAAGCAGCCTTTAACGGTGACATACCGTAAAGATGACCTCCTTGTGAATCCCAATCGTAATTAGCGTATTTATCGTGTAATACCTGCTCCTTAGTGAAATTAAGGCCGAGGCTACTCATAGTATATCCAGCCTCCGTAATAGGGTACGAACTCTTGTTAGCAATGATTGTTACCTCTTGGGGTGGGAGAACGTGCAACCCAAAAGGTTTGCCAGCATTTGCCCCGGCCTGTAATGTTTCTCCCCAAATATATCTGTCACCTGTAAGCATTTTAAACCCTGCTGATAGCGCAGCAAGGTCTTGCATGGTTTCGTATTCGTTAGGATATTGGAGTAACTCAGTCAGCTTACCAGCGTTTACCAACTCCAAAGCCTTAGTCTTGTAGTCTAAAGCCTGTTTGTAATCGGTAGCGGTTAAATCTTTCTTCCGCATTAATCCGAGGTAAGACTTCAAAGAACTTTCATCTTTTACCTTATAAACGCCCCATTCAGGCATCCGTACTTTATCGGTAATCAGATTAATGATAGAGTAAATAACGTCATTGATCTCATAGCCGTTATTAATATAAGAAATCTTGTTATCATCAATTCCTACGAACTGCCCATTAACAAGACGATACCCGTTTGACGGATAGCCGGTAAATGCCGGTGCCGCCTTACGTGTTAATATTTTCCATGCCTCACTTAGTCTACTCACATTATCTTTTTTACCATGCCAGTATCTTCATTTCTGGCTTCAAATCAAACCACTCCCTCATCATCAACGTATCTGCAAAGTCTGGTGAACGGCCTATAAGTTCTTTTACCTTAATCTTGGGCATCACCTTCTTTTTGCCATCCTTGTCCATGTCGTGCTGCTTTACCTGTTCCAGTTCTTGGATAATTAACGACTTTACTTCAACCGGGTCGCAATCATCCTCAAACTCTATATAAAGCCCACCCTTATTAATTCTATCGGCAAGCCTGTAATAACATTGGTCTTTCAGACTGCCGTAATTCTCATCCTCATTTGGCTTTAGTGGGTTTGGCAACGGTCTGCTATTGTTCACAAAACCCTGATAACCCTCATAATCCACAACACCACCGCCTAAGCCGTCATCATCGCAAAGAACATTAGATTTCGGTATGCCCAATTTTAATCGGGTTTCCTCAATCCTTCCACCCGAAATATTTAATCTTTCCTTTCTCCACCAACCAACTTTAGCCCTCCATCCGTCCCATGATATTTTTATAATCCTGTCACCGCCTAAACGGGCTAAGTCACTCGTTATATACTTTTCTCCTTTTAGATGCTCAAAGTCATTCGTAAAACAGTCCAGTATCTTATCGTAATCAATCAAGGCAGCGGGATCGTCATCATAATTCCAGTTGCCATCTAATAACCTTGCCCTACTATTCTTATCAAGACCTTTAAGGCTCTCAATGTAGTGCGGGCTGATGTACGGGTTATCTGTAACAAGGGCCTGTATAAACTGCCTATCCGGTTTAAGTGACCCATTTATTGACGGTTGGTAAAACTCGTAATATGCCCAATTCTTAGACGGGTTGCCACACATCAGCAGTTTAGGGATTAGCCCAAATTCATCCAGTTTATACCTGATACGGCTCTTTACAATGTGCTTCCCTTTCTCACTTACCTGCGGAGCCTCATCAATGAAAGCCCCGGTTATCTCTAACGAACCTAAACTATCAAATTCAGGGTCGGAAGGGTAGGCGAACAGGTCAGCTAAAATGATCTGTGATCCGTTTGGGAGGCTTACGATACTATCCTGCTGATTATAGCGGTAGTGTTCGTTTGCCCTTAATCCCTGCTCCTTACAAACTTCAAAGAACGAATTGAGGGTAGTTTTTTTCAGGTTCTTTAACTCTGACCTACCCATAAGCCAACGGGTTCCGGGATATTTCAGGGCTGACTTTAGTAGCCAATAACTCCCGAAGTATGATTTTCCCCCACCGGCAGCACCACCGTAATATAACTCCGTGGTGACTTTATCTTCTAAGAACTCAATGGCTCGTGTCTGTTTGACCGTTAGCCGCATAATTATTTCGTTTCGTATGTCCTTTCCTCGTTCCAAGTGATCGTTAACCCACCTGAGTTTTCTACTTCCTGACGCTCTATGTAACCCCTTTTCTTACCCTTTGTTTTAAGGTAAAAGATGGTACTTGATACCTCTCCATTCTGTATCTGCTTATGCAACTGGCTTTCTGCAAAGTCTAAAGCCACATCGGAAATATCTTCAACTGCCTTGCGATATTGCTCATCTTCCTTTAACCATTCATAGTGAGTCTGACGGGAAATACCGACTGTTTTACAGGCAGTAGTAACTACACCAAGAGACTTTTCAAGAGCCTCTATCATAGCTTTTTTATGTATGTCAGTATTTGTCAATTATTTATATATTTCTCCGTTCCTTTTTATCTCAATACCCGGATCAAGTTTTCTCATCCGGTCAACTATCACCTGAACGTATTTTGGGTCAAACTCTACCATGTAGCACTTTATGCCCATTTGGTGAGACGCAACCATTGTTGTACCTGAACCGCCAAAACCATCAGCCACAATATCCCCCTGTTTGCTGCTGTTGCCTATCTGGTAAGCAATCAATGGGACAGGCTTCATTGTCGGGTGTTCGGCGTTTCTTTGTGGGCGGTCAAATTTTAGAATTGTTGTTTGTTTACGATCGGAATACCAACCGTGTGCTGCCCCTTCTTTCCATCCGTACAGACATGGCTCATGCTGCCATTGGTAATCCTGTCTACCCATCACCATTGAGTTTTTTACCCAAATAAGGCATTGTTTTACTAATAACCCTGCAGCAGACATCGCCATCCTGAAATTCGCGCCTTCCAAATCGGCATGCCACACATACCAAGCTCCTCCGGCCTTTGTGTACTCCCCGAGCGATGTATAGAAATTCATAAGGAATTGGTAAAAATTACCGTCAGTTTGCTTGTCATTCTCGATTTTCTGCTTCTTTTTGGTTTTGCCCTCGTATGCCACATTGTAAGGCGGGTCTGTTACTACCAGATCGGCCCTTTCCTGGCCGAACAAGCGGCTGAAAGTATCCAGTTGGGTACTGTCCCCGCAAAGCAACCTGTGCGGACAAGTCTCAAACGGATCACCTAAAACGATGTCAGTCTGGATTTCTTCTGGTATCTCGTAATCATCCTCTTGAGCTTCTGCTTCAATCTTGAAATCAGGAATATCTAAACCCCATTCGGTAACCTGTTCGGCATCCCATTCATTATCGATTAGTTCCCAATCCCACTCACCAAAGCCAACGTTGTCTTTAATGATAAACTCTTTCTGTTGTTCAGGTGTCAAAGAACTTGCCTTTATTACAGGCACTTGCTTTAATCCAGCCTCTTTGCAGGCTTTTAACCTCATGTTACCGCCGAGCACAATCATGTCATCGTTGACCACAATCGGGCGCAGTTCGAGCATTTCAGGAAACTCCTTAATGCTCTTAACCAGTTTAGCAAACTTTTCATCCTTGATTAACCTCGGATTATTAGGGTTTGCTTTTATTTCGTGTATCGGTACTGTAATCATAAAAAAAGGCCACCCCGCTTCCGCAGAATGACCTAAAAACCGGAAAATGAATCACCTAATCTTTCAATCACGAACGCAATTTAATCTATTTTCTTCAAACCGCCAAATTTATTTTGAAAGTTCAGAATTTTCAATCTTTTCAGAAAGTTTCATGTGGAACGTACATAAAAAAAGCCCCATCTAAGGGGCGGCTACTTTACCTCACTTCGTAGTATCATTAACTCTGTCCAATTCCCGGCTGGCCTGATCGTAACAGGGTAGTTATTACTATCCTCATGCCTCGTACTTAGATTTGGTTGGGAATAACTCATTTAGCGTGCTTATCATTCCGGGGCATACTCCATAAGCACCAATCGAGAAGAATGTCCTGCCTGCTAATTTGGCTTGAATCTCATCATAGGGGAGATGCTTGTTTATTTTGAGGTCTGGCATCTTCTCAAACTCGTTTTGCACAACAGCGTGAAGAACATATAGACTTTTTATCACGTACTCTTTTGTCCAGTCCAAGTTATTAAGCAGCTTCATTTTATCCTTACAGTATATTATCGGTGTGTGTATATCCATATACGGGGCTGACAATTCATTACAATAACCAACCAAATTGCCAATAGCCGATTTATAATGCCCGTGCGACTTTTCATGCTTTTCCCACAACGTACCTTCGTACCAGAATTTAAAGTCATTAACGTGCAGGTCTTTAATAAGGAATATGTCATCATTCCAGAATACGAACTCATCCGATACTCTCGGATCGTCAACCGCCTTCATAATCTTGGAAAATATAGAGTACTCCTTACGGCCAAAGGTGTCTTTGGCGGGGATGTGGATAGCCTCTGAAAGCCATTTAGGACACTCGCCAACTATATAAATATTCCGGTACCCTTTTAAATGCTTTTCAATAGATCGAAGGGCATACCTCAACTCATTATCCCTCCATTTGCTGCCTGTTCCAAGCGGAATTACAACATCCATGCCGTGTAGTTTACGGCAATTTACACTATTTTCTGAAAATATTGAAAACTTATTTTTCCCGGCACCTCAATACAACATCATTGCCACGGGGCGAAGTATAGGAAATAGTCTCAGGTATGGTATTATCTGAGCAGGTGTCTATCGAAACAGTCTCCCCGCCGTTTGTGTACCCGTAAGAATTACATTCATAACAGTGGGCGTATCTTTGTTTACCGCAGGATGACAGCAATAAAGCTAAAATAATGATAAGTTTCATGTGATTGGTTTTGGTAAAGATTGCAATTATCCACGGAATTTCATAGTACTAAAATGTTAAAGCTACTAATCAGGCCGTACTTACTTCCTGTTAATCAGGTTCGGTTCGTCAATTTACCAACTTCTATAAGTCTTTGTAAAACAATTCTATTTGTGCCTTATCTAACATAATTGCAACCTTATTGCAAAAATAGTTTGTAGAAATTATGCGAAATATTTGGAAGATGTTTACTGTCTGCCGTATGTTTGTGAAACAAATAGCAAAACAATGACAAACGAAAGCAAAGAAATGAAACTACTCACCAAAAGGGAAGCAGCCGCAATCCTGAGGGTTTCAGTGAGGACACTGGAAAAGTACATTAAAGCCGGGGACATTAAGCCCATCAGGATCGGTTCCACAGTTCGATTCCCGGCAGATATTCTTACGGCTATTCAACAAACCGCAGCGTAAAGTTAACACAATATTTCAAACCTCAAAACCCAACCATGTCTAAAATCACCATTCAAATAAAAAACAGATGGACAGGCTCGATAATATTCGAGTATAGTTCAGAAAATAACACAATTAAAGAAACAGTAAAAGAGGCTATTAATTCCGGAGCCAACCTGACCGAAGCCGACCTGTATAGAGCCAACCTGTCCGGAGCCGACCTGTCCAGAGCCGACCTGACCGGAGCCGACCTGTCCTGGGCCAACCTGTCCGGGGCCGACCTGTCCTGGGCCAACCTGTCCGGAGCCGACCTGTCCAGAGCCAACCTGTCCGGAGCCAACCTGTCCAGAGCCAACCTGACCGGAGCCGACCTGTCCTGGGCCAACCTGTCCGGGGCCGTTAATTCCGAATTACCAATAGCACAAACAAGGATACTACCAGAAGGTGACATAATAGGTTATAAAAAAACTCTTGAAGGAGTAGTAAAACTTCTTATCCCGGCAGATGCAAAAAGGTCACACGCTTTTGGCCGTAAATGCAGAGCTGAATTTGCTAAAGTTATCGAAATGCCCGTAGGTGTTGATGTAGCTCATAGCGAATACGATAATTCATTTACCTACCGAATTGGAGAAATCGTAAAGCCAAAAGAGCCGTTTAACGAAAACTGGCAGTCTGAATGTGAAAGCGGAATACATTTTTACATTACAAGAATAGAAGCAGTAAACCACTAAAACCTAACACATGAAAGCAGTAATTAACGAGAAGGAAACGCCGGGATTAGATTACCCTAAGCTAATGACGTTTACTTACCCACACTCAGGTAGTACCGTAGTTGTATTATTCACTGAACCAAACTGCGGTGTCACATTGGATGTAAAAAATGGGACTGATGTATGTCTTGACGAGGTAGGAGACTATTTCGCTGGGTGGGAAGAATCTGGCTTCACTCCATTCACCGGAACTATCACCCTTTCAAACGACTAACCATGAACTGGATAATTTGGAAGAACTACCCCCAAGATTCAAGTAGGCAAAATCCTGTTTGGGTATATAGCAGCAAGAATAAAACTATTACACTCGGTTACTCAAACGGTTCTGGATATTTTGATATGAACGGGGACGGAATACCATGCTTTATGTGGTGTGAATTAACTAAACCAGAACCTCCTAAAAATTAATAACCATGCAATACACCGTAGTACACTCTAAAGACCATTACCTGCTGGCAAGACTGGCAACTGACTTGCAGATGAGTGGCGTAAAAGTAGACGATTGGCACGAGTACGGAGACCCTTTTAGTCAAGATTGCTTTTGGAAGTATATTAAAAAAAAAGGCAAAACTATTGAATTTCATACTCATGCTTGTATTGGATATGATTGTTACCGTCCTGTACTCACCTCCCGCAACTACATTAAAGTACTAACCCAAATACTTGAACCATGAAAAGAAACTCCGAAATGATTGTCGACTGCGAAGGCATCGAGATATTAGTAGGCTACCGTTACGAAAGAGAATCGGCCTACTGCGAGGAACCCGGAAACCCCGGAACGCTTGTACAGCCGATGGTAATGACCGAACTGGAATCAGTAGAGGTGGTAATACGTGGAACTGGCATTGACATTCTCCCGAACCTTTCCGAAAAGCAGCAAACCTATATCATTAACCTTTTAACATACGAGTAATGGAACCATACACATTCCCTTCAATCGTAGCCGGTCTTTCACTTGTTTTTATTGTTTGGGCATTGATTGGATTTATACTGCCTGAATTTTTTGCACACCGTAAGGCTATCAGGAACATTAAACACCCGATCTCAAAGAAACCAACCAAGAAAGAGATTCAGCAGCGTAACACGGTAAACTATTTACTGATGAGTGAAGAAATGGAGGAGCAGATTGAGAAAATCAATTTAGATGAACACGAAAAAGCATTAGCGTAGGCAGTTGGTTAAGGTTTGAAATATAGGCCGTCGCACGTTGGGCGGCCACTTTTAAGACAGTTTTTTCATAAGCAGTTGATTAACTCCCGTTGTGTCTACATCGGGAATATTTAAACACTAAAAACTAAACACATGAACACGCCTTTACAGCAAATACTTGATTGGGTTTTTTTAGAAACAGAGGAAGAACTTGATGTAGATACTATAAAGCTAATGGCAAAAATTTCACAACTGCAAGAAATAGAAAAAGAATTATTTATTAGTGCTTTTGATGATGGATATTATTCAGGAGTAAACAGACATACCCAAGTTTTAGCAGATAACGGCCCCGATTACTACACCAAAACCTTTACCAATGAAAGTAAGTAACTGCTGCGGGGTAAGTACGGAAGGCGAAAGTATTGAGGATTACATTTTAAACAATGTATGTCCTCATTGCGGGGAACACTGCGAGTACATTGAAGAAAAAAAACCGGAATTGATGAACAATATTATAATTGGTTGCAACTACCATACTAATTGGCAAACTCATAAAGCAATGAGATTTGTACTTGTTGAAGTATCGGGTAATATGGCAAGGCTTAAAACGAGGAATACGGGTAAAGACTTTTGGACAAATATTGATGACTTGGTTTTTATAAACTCTGACCATAATAAACGTAAGGCACAACAACTTTTAAACACCATAAACACAGAAAATGAAACTACACGTATTACAACACGAGATAAAAGCCCCGAAGGGACAGTTTAACTCATTTGGCAAGTACAATTACCGTTCATGCGAGGATATAATAGAGGCTGTAAAACCAATTTTGAACGACCACGGATTTTCGCTTATCCTAACAGATAGCATTGAATTAATAGGAAACAGATTTTACGTTAAGTCAACAGCAACTATCACAAACGGTACTGAAACATATTCCGCTACGGCATACGCAAGGGAGGAAGAAACAAAGAAGGGCATGGATGGGTCGCAGATTACAGGGGCATCGTCTTCTTACGCACGTAAATACGCACTAAACGGCCTGTTTGCTATTGATGATACAAAAGATGCAGATGCGACAAATACCCATGATGAAAAAGAACCGGCAAAAACAAACCTTTACAATCACAAAACTCCGGCCAATCCCGATCTCCCTTTAATTACCAACGCCCAATTTAAACAGCTTTGCGCCCGTATTGACAAAGGAGACAAGGAAGCGGGAGAAAAAGCTAAGGCCGTTTTCGCCTTTGAAGCAACACAATTAAATCTATTAAATCAAAAACTATCAGCATGACACACGATCTGACCACCACAAGTATTTTAAGCCTTTTCCAGACCACAAAATCAGAAAGGGAATCTTTCGCCGCCGACCTCGTAGAAAGGCTTGAAAACGGCAGCGTAAACCCTTTAGAAGTGCATTTACAGGTAAAGTGCATGGAGGATGTGGTAAAAGTTATTAATTCCAACACTACCTATAAAAAAAGGGTATTGGAGGCATCCGAAAACATGGGCGAAAAGTCCTTCCAGTTTCACAACGCAAAGTTTGAGATTAAGGAAACCGGTGTAAAGTACGATTTCAGCAAATGCGAAGATGAAGTATTGAACCGCCTTTATACACTCCAAACTGAACTGGATGGCAAAGTAAAAGCCCGTGAATCAATGCTTAAACACGTCCCGGCAAAAGGAATGATTGTAACGGATGATGAAACAGGCGAAACCTTTACCGTGTATCCACCGGCAAAATCTTCAACTACCAACGTAGCAGTAACTCTTAAATAAAAATAAACATGGCAAAATTTGAACACAAGGAGAACACCGGAAGTGTTTTCACTAACGACAAAAAAGGAAACGACAAAGCCCCGGATTTAAAAGGTCAGGTCAATGTAGGAGGTAAACTCTATGATGTGGCAATGTGGGTAAAAGAGGGGAACAAGGGAAAGTACTACTCTATGAAAGTTGACGAACCGAGGCCGAGAATAGCCGGAGCAGGGTTAGGACAAGAACCACAAGACGATCTCCCTTTTTGATATGAAACTAACAGATAGGCAGCTATTGATTATTCAGGGTAAAATTTGCCCGTACTGCTTTAGCAAGTCAGAGTATGTTGATAGTTCAGTTATATACGGTAAAAGTTACGGAATGATTTACCTGTGTAGGAATTGTGACGCCTATTGTGGAGTTCATAAAGGCACAGATAAAGCCCTCGGTAGATTAGCAAATAGCGAGTTAAGGTATTGGAAGAAAGAGGCTCACAACCATTTTGATAAAATTTGGCGGAGCGGTATAATGAATAGGCCAACTTGCTATAAAAGACTATCTGATTACTTAAACATACCATCAGAATTTACTCACATAGGTATGTTTTCTGTTGAAACGTGTAAAAGAGTAATTGAGTTTACTAAACTATACACAACTTAATAAATCCTGAAAAACCATGATGAACAAAGATGAGTTGTTGTTGAAATCAGAAAAGTTTCAAAAGTATCTTGAAGAAAAACCGGGAACCGATCCAAATGATTTGATTGAAAGAGCGTCCCTACTTAGCATCTTAATCGCCCAATCGGGTAATTGTCTTGCAGATGCAAAATTTATTCAGGATGAAATAGTAAACGGTGCAATCATGGAGGCAATACAGAAATTCTACTCCGATAAATTGTCACCGTCTACCGTGAACAAATTCGTTACAACGGCAGCGAAGGAGGCAAACTATTTAGTTAACTGGTTAGACCGTATTAACGCTACGGCTACCCATCAACTTGAAGGCATCAGGTCTATGCTTAGTTACCGCAAAGCTGAGATGTCAATGGTTTAACTCCGTCAGTACCCTTTTACAAAATTACACAAAATCCGATGAAATCCAAATCAGAAACCAAAGTAACAGCTAACGCATTAACGCAGTTTGCTTTAAAGACTTTACCCCTCTGCGGGTTCGTAGTGTGGAGGCAGAATAACGGAGGTGTGTACGACCCTACTAAAAAGGTTTTCAGGCGTAATAGCAGCACCCCCGGAATCAGCGACATATTAGGCTACCAAAAGGGAACAGGCAAGATTGTAGCCATCGAAATAAAGGTAGGAAGGGATAAACTTTCACCTTATCAGGTTGATTTTTTAGATGGCATTGAAAAATCGGGTGGTTATTCTTTTGTAGTTAAAACACCTGATGACTTAGAATGTATTTTAAACTTATTTAAAAAACCACCGTTAACCGAAACGGTAAACCAACTTAAACCATGACTTACGAAGATTTCCTAAAAACAAAGCAGAAAACACACATTGAAAGCGGATTTACTATTGACGAATCGCAGCTAAATTCAAACCTATTCCCGTTTCAAAAGTTCATTGTACTTCGTGCATTAAAGGCCGGTAAATATGCCATCTTCGCAGATTGCGGATTAGGTAAGACACTAATGCAATTAGAATGGGCAAGGCAAGTAGTCACACACACTGGGAAACCTGTATTGATTTTAGCACCTTTGGCTGTGTCAGGTCAGACAATCAGCGAAGGCAAGAAGTTTCATATTGAGGTCAGCAAATACCACATCGACCCAATGCCCGGAGTTTACATTTCCAATTACGAGCAGATCGAAAATATTGATTGTTCCGTTTTTTCTGGTATAGTATTGGATGAAAGTAGCATCCTTAAAAACTTTGAAGGGGCCACAAAAAAGCTAATTATTGATGAATTTAAGAACACTCCGTATAAGTTAGCGTGCACTGCAACCCCTTCACCTAACGACCCGATGGAGTTAGGCAATCACAGTGAGTTTTTAGATATTATGGGTAGGAATGAAATGCTTGCAATGTACTTTGTCCATGACGGCGGGGAAACGGCTAAATGGAGGTTAAAAGGTCATGCCGTTAAGTTGTTTTATCAGTTTATTGGTACATGGGCTATCATGCTTAATAAACCGCAGGATATTGGTTTTATGATGGATGGGTACGACCTACCTTCACTTAACATTGAAGAACGGCAGATTGTAACGCCTAAACGTGAGAACGGTAGTTTGTTTAATGATGCTATTATTTCAGCTACAAATTTTAATCAGGAATTAAGGTTAACTAAAATGGAAAGAATGGACGAGGTTGTTAGTCTTGTCAATTCATCTGATGAAAATTTCATTATCTGGATTAAGCAGAACGAAGAAGGTGAGTTACTTAAAAAACTTATACCTGATGCAGTTGAAGTAAAAGGATCTGACAGTAATGAAAAGATGCTTTTAGGTTTTGCTAATAATAAGTTCCGGGTACTTATCACAAAAACAAAGATTGCATCTTTCGGTATGAATTACCAAAACTGCCGGAATCAGATTTTCGCTTCATTGGATTTTTCCTTTGAGGGTCTCTATCAGGCAATACGCCGGTCATACCGTTTCGGCCAAAAGAATGAAGTAAGTATCTACCTTATTACTACGGACACAATGGCCAATGTTAAACAGTCTATTGATAACAAACAAAAACAATTTGAACTCATGCAGGATGAAATGAGTAAAGCTATAAATGCAAACTTAAATAACCACTTTATGCAAACAGTAACATTTGACACTGAAGAAGTAAAAAACGAATGGTATAATATTAAGAGGGGCGATTGTGTGCAGTTGATAAAAGAAGTTGATAATGAAAGTATAGGGTTTTCAATATTTAGCCCTCCATTCGCTGAACTTTACACATACAGCAGCCATTTAGAGGACATGGGTAATTCAAAGGATTATAATGAATTTCTTACTCAATTTGCGTTCCTCGTTAAAGAACTGCACAGGGTATTAATGTCAGGCCGTAATGTTGCTGTACATTGCATGGACTTACCTATCCAAAAGGGTAAGGAAGGATTTATCGGGCTTCGTGATTTCAGCGGACTTATCAGGCAGTCATTTGAAGATGCAGGATTTATTTACCATTCACGGGTTACTATTTGGAAAGATCCGGTTGTTGAAATGCAAAGGACTAAGGCATTAGGATTACTTCACAAGCAGGTAAAGAAGGATAGCACAATGAGCCGTGTAGGTATCCCTGATTACCTTATGATTTTCAGAAAGGACGGCGAAAGGGATAACCCAGTTAAATGCGATATAAATGTAGACACATGGCAAAAATATGCTTCACCTGTATGGATGGATATTAATTACGGGAACACGCTGCAAGGTTTCAGAAATGGACGTGATGATAATGATGAGAAACACATTTGCCCACTGCAATTAGATACCATTGAAAGGGCTATACATCTTTACACAAATAAAGGAGACGTTGTATTTACCCCGTTTATGGGTATTGGTAGCGAGCTTTATCAGGCCGTAAAAATGGGAAGGCGTGGAGTAGGTTTTGAGTTGAAAGAATCATACTACGATATTGCAAAAAAGAACTTGGCATCAGCTGTTGAACAGAAAAAACAGCTTTCACTAATCTAATATAATAACTATGCGAAAACAACTACCCCAAAAAGAGAAGGTTTTGAACCACCTTATTAAAAAAGGTTCGTTAACATCAACGGAGGCTTTGCCCATGTGGTAAGGACACCTGAAGAACTCGAAAACATTATCGAACACTATAAAATATGACCGTTTTAGTCGCTTGTGAAGAAAGCCAAACAGTTTGCAAGGCATTTAGAGAGCTTGGTCACGAGGCTTATAGTTGCGACATAAAAGATTGCTCAGGTGGCCATCCTAAATGGCACATAAAAAATGATGCACTAATTGAAGCTTACAGCGGGAAATATGATCTTATGATTGGCCACCCGCCATGTACTTACATAAGTCGTGCGGGGGCAAGATGGATGTATCAAAATGGGGCTATTGACTTAGACAGATACAAGAAAGCTTTAGAGGCTAAAGATTTTTTTATGAAGTTATTAAATGCGCCTATTGGTATGATTGCTATTGAGAATCCAACGCCGTTAAAAATTGTTGGCCTGCCGATAGAATCTCAATCAATACAGCCTTATGAATTTGGTCATCCTTATTCTAAAAGAACTTTGCTATGGCTTAAAAATTTACCTTATTTAAGGCCAACGAATATACTAAGACAATTTACTCCATACCTGCCAAGCAACACAGGGGGCAAGAAAAGAGGAGAAAAATACAGCTTTGGTGTGTCACGTAATCAGGTAGAATCGTCTAAGACATTTGAAGGCGTGGCTAAAGCAATGGCTGAACAATGGACAAAACGAGGATATGTTCAAAAATATTTATTCATCTAAAATTCAAACTATGCGAAAACAACTACCCCAAAAAGAGAAGGTTTTGAACCACCTTATTAAAAAAGGTTCGTTAACATCAATCGAAGCTATTAACCGTTACGGGATTACCCGGCTGGCAAGCTACATCAACACGTTAAAGAAGACGTACAATATCAGTGCGGTTCGTGTGGTGAAGAAATCCAAAGGTAAGACCGTACAATTCGCCCGGTATATATGGGGCAAAAAGGAGGCAGCATGACACCTAAAGAAAAGGCAGATGAACTTTATAAAATGTTTCAAAAACACGCAATGTATTGGGATTGCTACAATGACGAGGCTTTAGAAGAAGATCACGCCAAACAATGCGCCATCATCTGCGTGGAGGAGATACTTAACGCCAACCCGATTGTGCCGCTTGAATATATGTTAGAAAGCGAGGCATTAGACAAAGCCCGTGAATACTGGCAATCCGTTAAAACCGAAATCGAGAAACTATGACAGCTTACCCATTCTCAGGAACAATAAGGGGGAATATTTTAGACCCATTCAATGCTAACCCAATAGAACTAATTGAAAGGTATTGCAGCGTATTTGGGTTAAGGCGAAAAGATTTATTCGCTAAAACCAAAACAGGTAAGGCCGCTAAAAAAGACTTTGGTCTTAGCCTTTCAGCTATCAGGATGGCACTGTCTTACTACATACACGAAAATTATAACATCGGTTACTCAGAGGTTTCGTATATGGTAGGGTATAATGACCATTCAACAACGATGAAAAACGAATATCGGGTCAGGAATTACATTGACCATAAGGATAGCACTTTTTACCCCTATTGGGAGAAACTTTTGCAAGTCGCTTAAACAAGTCATCCGGGTATAATCCTAACATGGGTTTGGTTCCTGATTACAACCGCCCGGATGCTTTTTA